GAGCATGTCAAAAACCTCAAAACTCTTGGGGAGACTGACAACACAATCATCCCGATGCTGCAACAAGCAAAGTTCTCAAGCAACGACATCCTCAACCTGCTTGATGGGAAAGTGGTTCCTTACGATCCTACAAAACAAAAAACGACATCGGAATATCTTGATGAGATTACAGGCAACGACGATGCTGAGACTCGCAAAAACATCAGAGACTTGATTCGTAAAGACTCAGTATTAGGGCAGAGGGTTTTATCAGCATATCGAGAAAAGCTGAAAAATCGAAACATTGTTCTTTCTCCCAAAGAGCAATTGCTTGCGAGCTTGCCTACTCCTGAGAAAGTCGAGCGAGTCTTGCCGCAGATCCAATCAAGCGTGAATCCTGAAGGCGAAATCAGAAGGCTATTAAAGAAAAAAATCTTGACTCAAAGCGATTTAGAAGCCATTAGAATCAGAAGAAAGACGAACTAGTATTCGCCTTGCAACTGACACAGGCAAACTTATGAGCGAAGAACAACTCAAGAAGCTAAAAGAGAACTATTACGACGAGCAATCGGACAAGAGCGAATGGTTTCTAGAGGTGCGCGAACGTGCGAAGAACTTCCCGCGCAACAGCATCGAGCATTACGCTCCGCACAAGGCGGCGTTTGCTCTGCATTTGCTGGCGCAGGGGGCGAGGATTTCCGATATCGCCAAGAAGACTGGCATCAGTCGCGCATCCATTCGCACGTTGGAATGGCGGCATAACGACACGTTGGAGACGAAGCGCAAGGAGTTCAGTATGCGATATGCTATTGCCGCGCAGGAATACACCGATTTGCTATTTGAGCGAGCGGAGCAATTGTTCGATGATCCTGATGCGCTTGCTAAAATCTCGCCTGAGAAGCTGGCGATTACGGTGGGTGTGCTTACGGATAAAGCTGCCCAGCTTACAGGCATGGCGACTACGGTGGTGGAGCATCGGAAGGGTGCGAGCATTGACGATGCTGCAAGGATGATTTCTGAGGCAAAAGCTAGGATTGCAAGTAAGATAAAAGAAAGCGCAATCGACGTTGAATTTGTTGACGTTCCAAAGGATTCTTAATATGCTAAAATGGACAGAACACCCAGTTCTCCCCGTCCCGACCGATGAGGAGATTTGCTTGATGACTCCAGAGGAGTTGATCGAGATGCACCAGATTCGCGAAGAAGCTATTCGCAATTCTATTAAAGACCCGTTCCGATATGGGTGGAAGTTTGAGAACTGGCGCAAGCTAGAGAAATGCCTTGAAACGCGCAACGAAGCACTTATTAGCGGCGGGAATCGGTCATCGAAAACGCAGGTGGGAGCTTACTTTGTTGTAAAAGCCGCAATCGAAAACCCCAATTCTGATATTTTCTGCTTTGCACAAAACGCTGAAGTGTCAATCCGACAACAGCAAGCAGCAGTTTACGATTGGATGCCAGCAGAGTTCAAGAGCAAGCAGACAAGTCAAAACACTTATCTTTCCTACTCTAGGAAAAACGGATGGACTGACAATTCCTTGATTCTTCCAAACGGATCACGAATCTCATTCAAGACCTACGCTGCATTTGCCAACAACCAAACAATCTTGGAAGGTGCCGAGCTTGGATCTAAGGAGGCGACATGGCTTAACATTGGCGCATGGTGCGACGAGATGCTTGGTGGTCCTGAGCTAGTTGACACTTTACGGTTTCGTCTCGCCACAAGAAACAGCAAGTTAATGCTTACGTTCACGCCTATTTTTGGCTACACTGAGCTAATCAAACAATATCTTGATGGCGCGAAAGTATTGGAAAGCAGGGAGGCTGAACTACTTGGTGGTGAAATGGTGCCAACAATCCTTGAGTGTAAAAACATCAAGGGGACGGTGCATTACTTCCATTCGCAAGATAACCCTTTTGGTGGTTATGAGCGTATCAAGCAAACTCTCGCAGGAAAAACTAGGGAAGAAATCCTGATTCGTGCTTATGGCATCCCCACAAAAGCAGCCGCCACCAAGTTCCCGAAATTCAACAAGGTGGTGAACGTAGTCGAGCCAGACAAAATCCCCAAGCACAACGTCACAAGATACCATGTCATCGACCCCGCTGGCTCAAAGAACTGGTTCATGTGCTGGATTGCCGTGGACGAGACTGGAACGATGTGGGTGTATCGAGAATGGCCTGGAGTGGACGTTGGTGACTGGGCAGAGTGGAAAGGCGGCAAGTGGGTGCCTGGAGAGGGTGCAAAAGGGCAAGGTTACGGCATCCGAGATTACGTCGATCTCATCCAAGAAATGGAAGGCGAGGAGGAAATCTTTGAGCGATTGATCGACCCGCGCCTAGGTGCCGCGAAATACCAAGTGCAAGATGGATCATCGTCCATCATCGAAGACCTGAACGAAATCGGCATGGTGTGCATCCCTGCTCCAGGTCTCGACATTGACGATGGCTTGCAAGCTCTCATCGGGAAAATGGCATGGGACACATCCAAGCCGTTAGATTCCGTCAATCGTCCGCATTTCTATGTCAGTTCCGAGTGCGAAAACATCATCCAAGCGTTGTCAGAATACACGGGTGAAGGTGGATTGAAGGAAGCTCACAAAGACCCTATCGACGTTCTTCGCTACGCAGCAATCTCAGGAATAGATCATGTTGACAATTCCGTCAGTTTTGTTACAACTCAAGGAAATGGAGGTTACTAATATGGCAGCTAAGAAACAAGCAAAGAAACGTGGGCGACCAGCAAAGGTTGCTCCTGAAATCATTGACGACATTTCAAGCGAGCGTTTGAAAGCGAGAATCACAGGCTTGTGTCCGAACCCATCGTGGGCAAGGGCGCGAATCGAGGGATTGAGCGTGAACATCAAATGCCCGATCAACGTGTCAAAACGCTTGCTTGGAAAGGAAGTTGATGTTATTCTTGTCCATTCTGACCCCGAAGATTATTACCAGTATTTAGCATGAACGACATTCAAGAAATGGAAGACGAGTCCCTAGTGTATGTGGACAAGAAGCCTGACATCGGGGCGTTAGCTGATGCTTACGATACTTGTCTCGTTGACTTGGATTACTATTTTGAGTCGTGCCTACGCTCATACAATGATCGACGCAACATTTGGGATGGCAAGTCCGATGACCTACGCAAGAACGGAGCCAATGCGTTTCCGTGGCAAGGCGCATCCGACCAAGAGGTGAACGTGATTGGCGAGCGCATCGACATGTATGTTGCGCTGTTTGACCAAGCACTTTCCCGCTCTCACATCAAAGCGTTCCCTACGTCGATGGCAGCAATGCCCAAAGCAGCGGTGGTGTCTAGCTTTCTGAAATGGATGCGAGCATCTTACATTCCAGACTTCAAACGGCAGATGGAACTTGGTGGGAATTACCTGATGGAGAAGGGTATCATGATTACCTACGTTGGTTGGAAGCGTGAGAAGCGCACCTACCTGCAAAGCGTAAGCCTAGAAGAAATCGCCCAAGCATCGCCTGACCTTGCAGAGATGATTCTTAGCGAGCAAGACGACGAAATGCTTATCGACTTGATTCAAGAGTCATTCCCTGATCTTTCCACGAAGCGAGCGAAGAAAGCAATCAAAGACCTGCGCAATATGGGCGTGGCAGAAATCCCGCTATCCCGTCAAACGGTCGATTGCCCAGTTGCCTATGCTTGCGCTCCCGATGGCGAAGTGATGTTTCCGTCATACATCTCCGACCCGCAACGCGCACCATACATGTTCTGGCGAACATTCCTCACGGCTCAAGAGCTAGAGAAGAAGGTGACAAGCGAGGGATGGGATCGCAAATGGGTGGACAACGCAATCGAAACCCTGCGAGGCAAAGACTCCATGTATCTCGACGGCGAGAAAGTGAAGACTCAGACTCGCTTGCCAATCACAGACGACAATGACCTTGTGATGGTCGTTTACGCATACCAACGCTTGATCGACGAAGAAGATGGTTCCGAGGGCATCTATTGTACCGTGTTCCATCCTCAGACCGATGGCTATGCCAAACATGAATTGCTGAATGGCTATGACGATTACCCATTCGTGGTTACTCGCCTAGCCAATGACCAGAAGCGCATGTATGAGGTGCAGACGTTCTCTGACATTCTCCGTGGTCCTCAAATGCAAATCAAGACCGAGCGTGACAGCCGCATTGACCGTGCGTCATTGGCTACACTTCCTCCGCTCATGCACCCTGCTGGTCGTCCTCCTGCGGATTGGGGTCCAGGTCGTCGCGTTGGGTATCGTCGCCTAGGCGAAATCACATTCGGACCTATTCCACCTGCCGACAATGGCTCCGTGGAAAGCGAGATGTCAATGCGAGCGCAAGCAGACCGCGCCGTGGGTCTTGACCTCACAAATCCGCTGTCGGCAGCAAGGCAGCAATACTATGTCGGCAAGTTCCTTGAGCATGTGAAAGACGTTCTCACGATGGCATGGAAGCTGTATCAGCGCATGGGACCAGACGAGGTGTTCTTCCAAGTGACGGGCAATCCTAACCCGCAAGTGATGACTAAGGGCAGTCCTGATGAGAACTATTCGATTATGGTATCATTTGATTCGTTGTCCAGTGATCCAGAGACGGCAGAGACTCAGTTGAAAAACATGGTGTCTCTCACTCAGCTTGACCGCAATGGCATCCTCGACATTAACAAGATTCTCGAATTTGCGGCATCGTCGATCAACCCAATCTTTGCCGACTACGTTTTGCAGCCTGTCGAAGAAGCGCAACAGAAGATTGCCAAGAACGTCACAGACGACCTTGCGAAAATCTTCTCTGGCATCGAAGTTCCTGCACAACCAAATGGCGCACAGATTGCAATGCAGATGGTGCAAGCCTACGTTCAGCAGCCTGATGTGGCGGCAAGAGCGCAGTCGGATGAGGCATTTGCGGCACGTTTGCAGAAGTATGCTGGGCAATACCAATTCCAATTGCAGCAAGCTCAGAACGCTGAAATTGGTCGGCTCGGAACTGCCCCAGCACAGATGGGCGGCGTAACAACTCAAGGAATGGAACAATGAAAAAACCAATGATGAAACGAGCAGATGGCTCCTACTCCCAGCGTGGGATGTGGGATAACATCCGTGACGCTAAAGGCTCAGGCAAGAAGCCTACCAAGGCGATGCTGAAGCAGGAGAAGAAAATCAAACGCAAGGCGAAGTAATGGAAAAGAGATTTAAGAAAGTAATCACCAACCCCGCTACTGGTCGCAAGAAAACGATCAAGTATGGGCAATCTGGCAAAGCTGCAGACGGTGGCGACAGGATTCGTCCAGGCTCTGCCAAAGGCGACGCTTACTGCGCAAGATCCGCGAAGATCAAAGGCGATTGGAAGTCCGACCCCAATTCACCAAACAACTTATCGAGGCGCAAATGGAAGTGCCGAGGAAGCAAATCAATGCGATAACTCTATGAAAAAGCCAAAGACAAAAGCTGCAAAGCAAGCTAAGGTAAAGAAAGTGATGGGCGAATACAAGTCTGGAACGCTACACGCTGGTCGTGATCCCAAAGGACCAAAGAAAGCCCCAGTCGTAAAGAATCGTCGTCAGGCAGTTGCTATTGCCTTGTCAGAAGCAGGAATCTCCAAACGTAAATAAACTATGAAGAAATCAGGAAGTTGCAACCATGAGCGCATGGAAAAAGGAAAAGGTAAGAAATACCTTGAAGTCGAAATCAAGATGGGTAAGATGCCTAAGCGAGCCGCTAAAAAAGCTCCTAAGCGCAAATGACACCATTACCAAAACCAACTGTTGCTGAAGCCGTCAATGCTCTGTCCGACCGTGACGAGTTCAAAGCTATTGTCCAGTTCATCCAAGACGAGCGAGAGCGATTCTTTGGTGACCTGCGCCAGTGTGTTGACAACAACGAAGTGATGAAGGTCGTCGGCAGCATCTCTACTCTCGACGAGCTTCTCACCTTGTTGCGCAAACAGTCTTGACAAGCCAGCGGGGATGTGATTAACTTCCTCCGCTGTTTTGTTTCTGCTGTGTCTAGAGTCCGTAGGGGGTAATTCCTCTACGGATTTTCTTTTGCCATTTCTTTGTTTTCTTCCTCCATTTTGCACCAGGCGCGGCTTGTGAGGTTCATCGGGGGGTGTTGTCAGTAGATTGAGGCAGCGGGGGCATTGGGAGCCAACGTTTCAAGTCGGCCTTCTTTTCCGTGGTGGCTTCGATCCAGTAATTGTCTGGCCCGTCAGCCATGGGAGAGGCTTGGATGCTGGCAACGCTCCATTCTTCATCGTATGGGTCCCACACGGCAAAGCACGGCCAAGGCCAACCGAAATCACCAAGAATCGGCGTGCCGTCACAAGGTGCTGATTCGGGCGAGTTCCATGTTTGATTTTGGTTCATCGTTTCGCTTTTGTTCATGTTGTTACAAGTCGTGGGAATATCAGATTTTGGTTTTGGTTTGTGGGTGTTGATAAATGATTGATTTGCAAAGGTTTAGGTTTCCGCAGCTGAACTAACTCCGCTGTTCGGCAGACAAGAAAGATTCAGATCGGACAGTCCGCGCAACCCAACGCTGAACCCGTCAAGGTAGCTGATTCGGACGCTGTTGGGCGGGTGCACTTCCGAGATAATTACATGCTCATCCTCCGTGAAGCTGGGGTTCTTCGCGTTTCTCGCTGGCTTTACCCTGCGCCCCTTCAGTTCTTCGAGTCGCCCATAGAACGCATAAAGACCCCACTCATCCTCTTTGGCTTTTTCGATGCGGTCATCGAGCGAGCAAGGTATTTCAATGTTGCACGACGGGCAGTATTCCCAGCAGTCGTAGAACCACAAAGGTTCCTCGCAAATAGGGCAAGCCGAACAAGTCATCTCACCCAACCCCTCGACGCTGGTTGTTTGGTTGGCTTCTGGCTTCGGTGTGGTGTCGGGATTATTCATGGTCTTTTTCCTTCGTTGGCGCAGTCAGGATAACCGCAAGATCAAGCAATGTCTTCACAGACTTGTGATGGTCGTTATCGTCTAGACATGCAGTCAAATCTCCTGATCCCATATTATTCTCCCAGCGGAACCCCTCAATCCACTTGTAGCCATCGTTGCATAGGATAACTGGCATTTCGCTAATTGCTTTTTCTAAGGCATCAAAGCATTGCTGAAACTTGCCGCTACCAGAAAATCCAAAGCAATCACTTATCATTTCATACATGCGATTGAGAGGAGCCACTGTTGACTTCCATTGCTCCAGCACAGGCAATAACTTGTGTGCCTCGTCAATCCATGGGGCATCTGTCCATTGTTCTAGTTTCATAATTTTGTTTGCAATCTTACAGCCAATCTTTCTTTTCCACGCATGGCTTGTGGGTTTTGAGCAATTCCCCAATCATCGGGAACTCTTGGCAAAACAACTCCAGCATTTGCAATGCAAGCTCACGATGTTCCTTCTGCGCGTGTTTATCGCATCGCTGCCAGAAGTATGTCATCCATGAGCGCACTGGTCCTTTTACGTAGATCGTCGTCAATGTCGCTAATGGCAAGATGCTACGCGCTGTTTCAGGTGATGCACCATCTCCAACCATGTCGCGATAGCTATTGGCAGATAATATGCAGTCAGCTTTGGCAAGGCGAGTCATGGCTTTGCGTTCTTCACCAGACCCTTGTCGATTGCCGCCCTTTGCTTTCTCGCGAATCTCTACATGATCGTAGTCAAGATCGGATACTTCCGAATACCGTTGGCTAAACTCCTGAAAGCGCATTGACCAGTGCCTAAGAATCTGCGCTGCAATCGCCCGTGACGTGGTGACTTCAAACGCAATGTCAACCATATCGAATGGCGACCAATGCCCTTCCCTGACTAGGAAAGCAAGCAACTTATCGCTTGTCTCTGTGTTGTGCTGGTTACTGGGATTGCTGATTCGTGCTTGGTAGGCGATGAACTCCTCGGCTGTAAATCGTAATCCAGTGTATTGGTTGATGACCCGTGGCTGGGTGATTGATATGATTTGTGGTGGTTTCATGCCTCACCTCCTTTCACGGCGGCGAGGGCTTGTTCTACTTTGTGGTTTTCAACAGCAGTGACAAACCCGTAGCGCATGTGGTGATCCATGTATTTGGTCATGGCCTTCGCCAGCGTGTCGCGTTGTTTGCGTGCGTTGGCAAGTTTGATTTCGATTTCACGAGCAATCTTTGACTCGATTACTGGAGTCATTTCA